AAAATAGACTGGATTTATTCAATCAGGAATAAAATGGAATGATTGACTCTTTAAGACCACCACTGCAACCAACCATAAGGATTGAGAGTCCCATGGGATCCATTGAAAGTGACAGTGGTAACCATGTAGTGGATGGTGCAACCATAGTTTTGTTAGTATTGATATTATATGTAGGAAAGAAAGTCGTTGATAAATATTTTAAAGTATAGCATAAAAGAATCCAACATCCATGGGTTCGGTATCTTTGTTAAGCAGAGTGTTTATGAGGATGAAGTAATTGGTGTAGGGATTGATAGGGTATTTTTGTTTGGTTTGATATTTCATATTGTCCCTGGACTGGGGACCAAGATGAATCACTGCTCAGTACCAACTGCCAGGCTTGTGAAGAAAGGATCTAAATATATTGTAGTGGCAAACCAGTTAATAGATCCTTATGAAGAGGTGACTATTGACTATGCTGATACACCATGGTTTATCAGGAAACCTAAGTATTATTTGGGATTGAAATAAAGATGGGATCCATAGATTACAATACAGTTAACCAGTCAAGTAAAAAGTTTAAAAAAAGACAATATAGCCGTTCCCTTGAGCCCTATCTATGTAAGGTATGTAATAGGGTCTGGCAGTATACAGAAGGTTATTGTTATGATGAATACCTGGTAGATTTTCCAACCTATGGATGTACCAAGAATACTTGCAGGAAGTGTAAACAATGAACATCCGTGAAGAAGTTAAAGAGTATAATGATGAGGCTGTTATGTGGGATCCTGATTACCTGGACCAGGCTGTGATAGGGGTCAGTACTCTGGGATGTGTTATATATGATTATGATAAACTTGCTGAGATATATGTAAAAGAAGAGGGGATGACCCTTGAAGATGCTTATGAACATTTAGGATTCAACCTGGAAAGGATGGTGCCCTATATAAAAGAATATGCACCGGTCCAGGTCCACATACTAAGGAGACCAAATGAAGAAGATAATGGAGTACTTATGGCCGTTCGTAACGGCAAAGAAACATGAGGAACTGCACGACAGCTACCGTGAAGTTCTAACTGGTAATCGTGTTTTTGCAGTAAAAGCAGAAGAGGTTAAGAACCTTGTAAGAAAATACGAAAAACACCAGATCGGTGTTGGTAAACTGATGGGTAAGATCAGAGATATATACTTTGATTAAATGCCCTACCCAATGAGAATGACAACCATTAGGAAGGGTCGTATAGGCGAACTGGAGGTTACCCAGGATCTCTTGAAAAAGGGATGGAATGTATATTCACCTGTAGTTGATGATCACGGGATTGACCTGGTTGCTGAAAAAGGTAATATAACCCACCACATACAGGTCAAAACAAAGAGACCAAGTAAAGGGAAGACATCCATTGAGGTAGTGATAAGGATACCATCAAAGGCAGACTACCTTGCTGTTCCCCTGGCTATGCATAAGTGTGTATGTTATATACCTGTAGATGTCAGTGTGGAGTCCTTTAAGAATAAAAAGTCCATTGCCCTGGCATTTAAGAAAAGTAAGAATGGTCAGGTTGTTGATAGAAATTGGTATGAGGATTACCTGGAGTTGCCAGAGTAGTGTCATTTCAGGATAAAAAATTCAGTGAGAGAGTGAGTGAAAAATTCTCTGTGGCCCAGAGAGTAACAGAAGAGTATTTAAGAAATAATAACATATCCTTTATACGATATGGATTTGATAACCATGGTATGACATATGTACAATGGATACAGGTCCCTGAGTTTGTGAGGAATACACCAGATCTAATTACTATAGATGATGAGTTCACATTCCTTGAGGTTAAAGGATGTAGGGATAGTGTTAAAATAAAGATTTGTGATTATGTACAGTATAGGAAATGGGGGACTCTTGCTAAATTCACATTCTCAATATACTCAACAACAAAGAAGAGATTGCATATGGTTACAATAGATGAACTGGAAGAAGTAATGATGGGTGCAACAATCGGTAAGTATCCAGACAATAACAAAGAGTATTTTGCAATAGATGTTGATGATGTAAAGAAATACATGGTCTTAAACAAAAGAAGGAGTTAAACATGAGTGGATGGGTTAAACTACATAGAAGTATACAGGACCATTGGATATGGGATAGTCCTGAGTACTTGAGAGCATGGTTGGATATGTGCATGATGGCCAATCATAAGGGCAGGAAAGAGATAATAAATAATAGTGTCCATTTGATACCCAGGGGTTCATTTGATGCACCATTCAGGTTCCTGGCAAAGAGATGGAAGTGGTCAAAAGGCAGGGTTGCACGATTCATTGATGCACTGAAAACGGACACGATGATAGACACAGCAAACGGGACAGGTAGAACCGTTGTAACTATCTGTAACTACGACACTTACCAAGACAGGGGTCTGGAAAACGGGACAGCAAACGGGACAGCAACGGGTACAGCAACGGGACACTCACGGGTACATATACAAGAAGGTAAAGAATTAAAAGAATTAAAAGAATTAAAGAAACCCCCTTTTATTCCCCCAGGGGATCCTGATATTCTTAAAAGTCTTTTAGGAACTGGATTTGTTCAAAAGGATTATAAGAAGAAGTATTCAAGTATTGAATCAAAGTATCATAAGTGTTCTACCGGAGTCTTTAGGGCTTACTGCTCAAAGTGTGGTAAGGTTCACTTTGCAAATGATAAGTATCAATTAAGGAAAGGATCTGAGTGCTGTAGGGTAGAGTTTCAACCAGACCCATTTAAAAGTGTACAGCCTACCTCCAATGTAATGAGAGATGATGGGTTGAATAATGCTTGAAATTAAAAGTGATAACACCCAGAGAGTTAGAGATGTGTTGTATGTGTATAGAAGGATCATTAACAGGTACAATAGAGATAAGATAGATATACCACCGATCATTAAGAAAAGGTACAGACAGTTGCAGGCCAGACAAGATAAGATAGATCTACAAAAGATGGGAGTATAATTATTCGCACAACTGTGCTGATTTCCTTTTTTAGTATATAATTATCATGCATATAATTCACTATGCCATTAGGTATAGGAATTATTATTATACAGGGAATGCTCTGTATTATATCATTTATAGCAGGAGCATTTGTCTATCGTAGAGGTGTAGAACAGTCACCTCTGTTCTCGTTTAATCCAGATAAAAAAGAAATACAATCTACTCAGTCCTGGGATGAAGTGTGACAATACCGGTCCCGTATTATTTTGAAGAATTTACATCATATGAAGAGATGATTGCATATCTTGCAATATCAGCATTGCAGGCAGGCTATGAGATTACAGATACAATAATTGGTATTGCTTGATGGATTTGTAAAGCAGAAGAGATCAGATGGCCAACTATAAAAAAGGACAGACTAATAATCCCAACGGCAGGCCCAGGATCTCCCTGGCAGAAGAATTAAGAAGGAACCCAAAAATAAAGAAGGTAATCAACCAGGTGATAGAGACAGCAGAATCATTAGGGACCAAAAAGGAACATCCCCAGGCAGTTGCCTGTGCTAAGATCTTAATGGACAAATCCCTGCCAAACTTGAAGGCCTCAGAGATCCAGGTGGAAGGCAACATACAATTACCAGTAATTAACATTAAACTAAAGGAGTCTTAAATGGCATCCACAGTCGTAGCATCAACCTTAACCACAACCATTACTGAATCTATCACCTTGAATGGTGTTGATCAGGGAGGATCTATAGTATCAACTACAGCCAGTATTGGTGAGGTATTAAAACATATTGTCAGTGTTACTGATACACTCACTGAGTTAATGTCATTTGGAGCATTGGCCGGGAAAGGGCAAACCGTTGTAAGTGGTACTCAATATATAAGGCTTACTAACCTGGATGACAGTTATAATGCTGTTATAAATGTAATTAACAGTTCAGATGATGAGGTTCATTTTGTGCTTAAACCAGGCAAGAGTTTTATTTTATCAAATGTATCATCAGCAATGGAGGCTAACTCTGCCGGTGCAGTGGCATCACCTACCTATGCAGATATAAGTACAATCAAAGGACTTAGTGCCTCTGCCGGTGAGGTAGTAGACATAGAGTGCTTTATTTGTCAGACATAGCAAAGACTTAATGCCCACAGTAGATATAGATTTGAATCCTAATCAGGCCAGGTTCTTAAAGGACCAGTCACCTGTTGTTGGATTCTTTGGTGGTATAGGTAATGGTAAGACCTATGCCGGGATATTGAAGGGCCTGGCAAGAGTACTTGACCCTTCTGAGCCTCCACAGTTAGGTATGATTTCCAGGCTCACCTATCCTGAACTCCGGGACTCCACACAACGGACATTCTTTGAGTTAACACATATGTTCGGCCTCTTACCAGGCATCCACTATACATATAACAAGCAGGAGAACAGGGTTGCATTCACCAATGGGCATGAGATAGTATTCAGGTCCCTGGATGATCCGGCCAAACTGCTGTCCATCAACCTGGGTTGGTTCTACATTGACCAGGCTGAAGAGGTATCAGAAGAGGTATTCCTTACACTACTGGGTAGACTCAGGGCTGTAGCAAAGCCGAAGTGTTGGATCACTGGCAATCCCCTGGGGCACAACTGGGTATGGCACAGGTTCATCCATGATCCAGTAAAAGGTAATGTAATGTACAATGCCAGGACTGATGAGAATGTTGCTAACCTGCCACCAGGATACATTGAGAGTCTTGTCAATAACTATAATGAGATCTGGGTGAATCGGTACCTGTACGGATCCTGGGATGCATTCTCAGGCCAGATCTATCCAGACTTTAATCAAAGGACCCATGTTGTGCCGGACCGGGAGATCCCACATGCATGGAGAAGATTCATTGCTATTGACCATGGCCGGACCAACCCCACGGCAGTGCTATGGGGTGCAGTGGACCAGGATGATAACCTATGGATATACAGGGAACACTATGAGGCCGGGCAGGATGTTGATTACCATGCCAGTGTTATTAACTCCCACAAGAGAGAGGGCCGGTATGAGACCTATGTGATAGATCCATCCACAGGAGCAGGCAAGAAGGATGACCCAGAGACCATAGGCAACAGGTATAGGCAGTTGAATGTACCAGTAGTTGGTGCCAACAACGATGTCCAGGGTGGCATAGATAAGGTTACCCAATACCTGAAGTTGGACAAGATCAAGATAATGAAGTCATGTACCAACCTACTCAAGGAGATCATTAACTACCAGTGGGAGCAACCATCTGCATCCAGGGTAGATATGAACCAACCTGAGAAACCTTTAAAGAAAGATGACCATGCAGTTGACAGTTTGAGATACCTGGTGGGTGAGGCTGTTGATAGCACCAAGGAAGTAGACACCAGGAACGAAACACAACAATTCATTGACAAGATTGTGGTGGACCGTGATCCGTCCATACCAGTCTGGGACAACCTATAAAGGAGAGCATCATGGCAGTGCCAAGAAGATATACCCAACCTAAATACGACTATAGAGCAAAGAAGAGGAAGAAGTCAACCTCTTGGAAGGATAGAGTTAAAAAGTTTGGTGAAGGCAGGAAGAAACACTTTGAAGATGTTCTACAAGGTAAAAGTATGTACCACAGATCCGATAGAAAGGATGATAAATTTGATCCATCATCTAAGGATAAACCAAAGCCAAAGCCTGAGAAAAAGAAAAAGTTAACATACCCAGTTTCAAAAGAGGACCAGTATAAAGCAGGCCAGGAATCTAAGTTTCCAAAACAGAGAAAGGCTACAGAGGCCGGAGCCAAAAGGGAAGGTATTATCCCTGTAAAGACTGTTAAGACAAAGGGTGGTGACTATGGTGTCTATGCTAAGAAGTCAAGAACAGCACAGAGTTTCAGGGATGCCTTTAGAGATGCTAGGAAGTCGGGAGCAAAGACCTTTGAATGGAAAGGCAAGAAGTATTCCTCTGCATTAGCAAAGAAGAAAAAGAAAGTCATGAAGATTAACTAATGGCAGATATGGATTATTACCCGGCAATGGACCAGTCATCAGCACTGGATGAAGTTGCAGATGTAGCCCAGAGGATCCCCCAGGTAAGAGCCTGGTTAGATAGGTCCAAGAGAGCCAGGGAGAGACAGGCAGATCGGTGGAGAAAGAATGAGAATCTGTACTATGGCCGGCATTGGGCCAGTCCTGCAAAAGGGCAAGAGCATCAGTCCAGGCTAACATTCAATTTTCCCCTGGCAATAGTAGAGACCATCGTCCCTATTATCAATGACTTTCAACCAACAGTTGATATCATGCCCAGGGAGCAGAACGATGTAAACTTTGCTGATATGATGAACAAAAGATTTCAGCAGGTAGTTGATGATACAGATCTATACCATAAGATCCTACTTGCTGTAAAGGATGCCTTAATATATTCTAATGGGTTCATACAGGTATTGCCGGAGTTGAATGATGATGGAGTATTCACCGGGTTTGATATTCATGTTATAGATCCTTTTACAGTGATTCCACATCCATATGCTACAGACATGAATCTTGAGCAGGGTGAGTATTTCTGTTTTGCTGTACCAATGGAGTGTGCAAAGATATACCGGGACTATGGAGTTAAGTGTGAACCGGAGGGTAAGCTGGATGACTACAGAGCCTTCCAGCAGACAGAAGAAGGTGATATGGCCTATACCAGTTCACATGAGAAAGATGCTGATGTTGCCCTGGTAATTGAATGTTATTCCAATGAACCGGATGTGAAGAAGTATCCTCATGGCCGGCACACTGTAATAGTCAGGGATAAACTAATAGTGGATGAGCCTTTAGAACTATATAGGATGCCGGTTTTCATGGTATCTAATTATAAATCACCACATACATTCTGGGGAATTGGTGAGCCTGATAATGTACGGACCCAGACAAAGGCCTTTAATGAGATCTTCTCAGCAATAAATGAGAACATCAAAAGGACCGGATATCCAATCAGAAAGGTAACACAAAGAGCCAAGGGCCAGATGACCAGGCCAATCATGGGGGCACCAGGTGAAGAGATAACTGTTGTAGATCCTAATGATGTGACCTTTGAGAATCCACCACCAATACCTGCATATGTTCAGAATTTCATAACACAAATGGGATTATTCATGGAACAGATCTCAGGTGTTAATGATGTTACCCAGGGGAGGACCCACAGGGACCTGTCAGGTCGGGCTGTAGTAGCACTCCAGGAGGCATCACAGACCAGGCAGAGATTTAAGATCAATAAAGAGGTTGCTAAGTTCACTAAGGATATTGGGGAGTTTATGGTCCAAATGATATTATCCTTTGATGATGAGACCAGGACCATAAGAGAAAGAGATGCAGAGGGTGAATATCAATTCACACAATTTGATCCACTGGGTGTTTATGATGCTGATGGTAACCCTGAAACATCACCTGAGTTTGATCCACGGACCTCAAAAAGTTTAAAGGATTCTTTATTTGATGTAGATGTTACCACAGGATCCAGGTATGCCCAGGGCCGTGTAGCAAATGAAGAGAGAGCAATACAGTTGTTTGGAGCAGGGATCACAGGTATTGAGGAAGTGGTTAATGCATTGAACATTGATAATAAGCAAGAGGTTATTGAGAACTGGTACATAAGAAATCAAATGATATCACCACAGCAACAGAAAGGACAGGCAGAACAAGCCCAGGCTGAGTTTGATAGTGCAGTGGCCCAGGCAATGGCAGAGGGTCCTGGTGGACCGGCTGAAGAGGCAGTAGCCAATATGATAATCCAGGCTCCACCTCTTGCAGGATCTGATTCATTTAAATCATTACCACCTGACATGCAACAAAGAATTGAAGCAGTAGCAGATTTGGTAGGTGGGCAGGAAGAACAGCAAGAACAAAATGTTCAGCCCAGGGCCTAACTGGAGCCTGTCCACCTATTAAATATTATGATAGTAGTACAACAAGGTAAACATTGGTTGTTAATGACTGAAAAACCACCTCCAAAGGTTGTGGCAAAGTTTGCTACCCGTGAGCAGACTATGGCCAGGAAAGAACAAATGGAGGGAAGTAAAAGAACAGTTATGAGGATAACATAGTGCCAATAGTTAAAACAAAGTC